TTCTTCAGCTATTTCGATAGCTTCCTTATAATTGAGCTGCATGTGCAAGTCTAACTCGTCCTGGTTGGCAGGTAAATCAGTAATTCCACTTTCTTTAGTTTGCATGCCAAACTCAGTTTGAATATATGAATCAAGTTCTTTAGCCGCCATATCTCTCAGTACACTTTCCATATACTGAGTTCTTTTATTCACACCAAACGGGTCTTGAGAGTATGCTTTTATATCGTAACTTCTATTAGCCATACCGTTTACCACTATATCTACAAACTTAGGTATAATAGGCACTGGTTTCCAATCTAAATTAAGATAAGATAAATCACCGTTTATTGATAACTCATCTTTATATTTTTGTACAGATTGCTCACCGCGAGCATACAATCTTAATTTGTGAAAATGATTTTGATTAATATAAAAACGGTTTCCAGCAGAATCTTTTTTAAACCATTCATGCTCTATTGCTCTAGCAACGTCTTTTCCGAACTTCGGACTAGCTTTTTCTCCGTCGCTAAGCGTTTGGCTTGGAAAATAACCTTTTACAACTGATTCAGCCATAATTATTTATTAATTTTGATTTCATGCCCTCGTTTTTATATTTAGATATATTAAAACTTAGACTTAGTTTTTCTCTTTCTTGTTTAGGTGAATACAAGTGCCTGTTGCATGCCATAATAGCTAACCCTGAGCTAATTGCCGCGTCAAACTTTGTTCTTTTGTTTAGATCGAATTTAGCCCAATCATTAAGTGTCCCATTAAAATACATTTGACCATATGCCTCTTCATCTATTAATCCTACATATTTTTGTATGTATGATTCTATTGCAGCTGCATGAGCTTGCTTAATATCTTCACTTGAGTTTGGCATACCACCAATTTCTTTTTCAGTAACAGATAATTTATTAAATACTTTATCAGGTCTATTTATTGAAAACTTCCTATAGCCCCTGCGTTTTAAATAATATAATAATCTAGGTTTATTGTTTTCTGCAAGTATTGGCATACCATAAAAGTGCAATGCCATTAATACATCTTCAAAAAACATTTCAGCTGTTTGAGGGCGTGCGATATATTCAAGAAAGAACATATTTGCAGGAGCCTCTTCCATACTAAATTTGGTTAACCCATGTAGTGCACCTTTTGAGCCCTGCCCATCGGTTGTTCCTGATATATCATATGAGTCACATCCAAACGCACCAACGTGCTCATTTCCGGGGTATAACACCCCTCTTTTCTCTATTACGCGGTTTTGAAGATTTGTAGGTGGTACCCAACTTACTTTAAACCTGCCGTTTGGGTTTGGAGTGAATACAACACTGCTGTCTTTTATTCCGTTTGCCCAGCTAAAGCCGCCTTGCGTTACGCCTGCCGACGAATATATATCGTCGTTGTAATCTATTTGTTCATATATTTTTGCAAGGTTAAATATACTATTTTGTGTTTCATCTCTAAAAGCGTGTTCTTCTGTACGCGGAAACTGCCTATACATTTCGTTTAAGGCATCCTGGTCTCCTTTTAAGCCATCAACTTCATTGTTCCAATGATCTATAACTCCGACCTCAATAAGGTCTCCATACGGGCCTTCAATCGGTTTTTCCGGCGTATCAAAGACAGGGTTTCCATAAGAATCAATGAATCCTTCGTAGTTCCATTCCATAGGCATGAACAAAGAATATAATCCTGAGCGAGTCTGTCCATTGGCGTTTCGCTTTGTAACGTCCGAATCATAATATAGTTTTTTAAAGTTTTCACCGCCTTTGTCTAAAGCATTGCTTGTAGACCCCATCATACATTTGCCTATAACCCGGCTACCTAACCTTAACGTTGTCTTCGTGACTCGCCAGTTGTTGAGGATGTTATCCGGCCGCTCCCATTTGCCCGATTCGTCGTGTACGAGGAGTTTGAGTTTCTCGCCGTCATAGGAGTTGTCACCCGTGTTCTTCCAGTCAATTGTTGTGTCAAGCCCTTGTAGCTCTTCCCGCGTCTGCCCTGACTGTATAGATTTACGCGTGAGTTTTGAAGCGGGTACTCTATATGCAAGCTCGGTTTTGGGACGATCCATACCGTCTTGTATTGGTTTAAAAAAGAACGGGTAATTAACGGATATTGGAACAACTTTATCTGTGAACATTTTCTTAGCGTCAGCCCCAGATTTGGACAGTATGCCAAACCGTGAATCGGACGATATTGTTGCCATATTAACAGCTTCTGATGATGCCATGAATGAAAAGCCAGAGCGTCTGTTCTTGAGATAGCACATTCCATAACACCGCTGATCGGCTTTGCATGCTTCCCAAAATATAAAGAATAATCTGTTTGCCTCTCTAAACTCAGGGGCCCCAACGTCAATCTTACTCCACTGCAAGTACATGTAATGAGTGCCAGTAATATAAGTAGGCTTGTTCTTGTTATAGAACCAATGACCCTCATCGCGTCTTTTAAACTCTTCATCTATATATGGTTCCCATTGATCTTTGAATTCTTCTGGATAACTTTTCCAATCAAAGATAGTTTTTATTCTATTTAACTCTTTAGGGTATTCGCTTTTACCCCATTTATTTTTGCCTTTAGTAATCTTGGCTGGCATAGGAGGCAGCGCAATCTTTAAATTTTGTATGCTATACACATCGCCAATCTGACCTGTTTTACTTATAACTACAATATCATTTTCTTTATCATAACCATATTTCCATCTACGCGCTTTGTTGTGACGTTTGAGCGTGTTTATTTTAATCGGTTCAATAACCTCAAATAAAGTTTGCTCGTACATTATCTTGATCTTTTTTCTGCAAAACCGCTAAATGCTTGTTTTTTTTCTTCTTTAGGTTTATTTAGCAGTATTGACTTTTCTTCTTCTATTCTATTTAGAATTTCAAACGCATCAAATATTGCAAGCTTTTTAGTCGCCGCTGCATTCTTAAGCCTATCTGTAGAAACATCATCTTCTGTGTTTGTTATGATTTTTTCTTCTGCAACATGTATAAGCTCATCAACCGCTTTGTAACCAGCTCGGATTATATTCTGTTTCGTCTCCTTGATATTCATATTTAATAGAAATTGAATTGGTTAACACCCTATACATTCTTTCACCATCAACAACGAATTCATATTCGCTGCTAGGCGTAAAACCTACAAGGTCATTTTTATTAATACCGTTTTTTTGAAGTTCTTTATCTACAAACTTTATTACACCTATTAAAGGTCTTTCAGGGTTTGCGTCAAATTTATCTATTGATTCAATAGGTTTTACAAAACAATACCCTTTTGGCGCCGCCCATTCTTTGTTTCGTTTATATAAAAAAACCTGCGATGGGTCTACAAAGTATTCGTTTTCTTTAAAAAACCCTCTGCTATTTTTTTCTTCACCATACACATCATACCATCTTCTAAAAACATTATGATGCAATATAACTTCATCGCCTTTTTTAATATCTGTTTTCACTTCAACGGGCGTTTCAAGAACAACACCGTTTCTACTTACATATCTATGATCAGATATTTCGGTATTTAATATTAATTCTTTATTGCCTATAGATTTTTTATTATTGTATCTATCTTCTTTTGGGGCTATAATAAAATTAAATATACTTCGCATTAATATTCTAAGTTGTATTCTACAGCTATTCCCATGTTCTTATTAAAATCTTTCCATGGCAGCACATCGTTATTTTTTTTAATATATATACTATATTTATCGTCGACTTCAACTATATCACAAATAGTATGCCCTCCGTAGACCTCTTGACCCACGGAGTAATGCATAGCTTCATTTTTATAGTCTCTACCGATACTAATCTTCCTTATCAGATTCATCTTCTTCGGTTATTTCTTCGTAAGTCCCATCTTGAACATTGATAGATACTTTGCCATATGTTTCTTCAAGTTCGTCCTGGAGTTCTTTCAATCCATTCTGTAAATCAGAAGACTGATGTAATAAACCGTGCTTTTGAATTTCAATACTTCCTATTTGTGATTGGACTTGATTTAATTGCTTAATTAGTTCTTGTAGCTTTTCAAGCTCTTTCTTTTTAATTTTTGACATAATAATTTAATTTAATTGTGGTTAATGGTTATTCTTCGTTCTCTGTAGAGCTAGACGGAAGAAAAGATAATTCTTCTCCGGTCACCTCTACATTTGTTGGTGTAATTATTCTGTTAATATCTTCTTCAATAACAGAATTCATGTGCCCTACAGGATGCGCTGCTTGCGCCCATTCAATAACTTTAGCCTCGTTTAGATCCGCTAACGCTATAAATTCATCGCCTTCTTGAGGAGTGACTAATGGACAAGCTCCGTGAAATATAGATGAATGACCTGAATCAGCATCTGTCCCCGTGTAGTTAAAATTAACGTGTGTGATTACATTTGACAATCCGTCTAACGTGGGTGCTTTTTTCATAGCCGTAATCGCCCACTCGTAACTCATATTCATAATTTATAATTTATTGGTTATATATATGTTAAATAATCACTTGTTTTAATAATTATCTAAACTTCTTGAACATATAGCTTTAATGTTCCCATGTTAGACCCATACGCTCCATACGTAAAACCTATATTTCCACTGCCTACCTCATTTGGGACATTCCACTCCGGAGTTCTCATCCAAAAGTTTTTATTAAAAGCGCTACTTACTTCAGCATAAACGTGATATCCCAGCATTGTAGTCATACCTGTGCCGCCCGATGGAGTGCCGCCGGTTCTTCCGTTCCATCTTAAATTACTACTGCCAGTTGTTATATCATACCACGTTGCGTTAGTGTGAGATGTCGTGTCTGTTCTGGTGGTTTGAATATTTCCGAGATTAGCATATCCGTTCATTGGGTCAAATACCACTGCGCTAAAAGCAGAGTTACTTCCAAAACTAATATTATATGTTGACCAAACTGGTGAACCAAACATCACCATAGTAAATGGCAGTTTTATATCGTCTATTTGAAAATCTCCTCTATAGCTTGATCCAGATGCATAATGAAAAAGAAGTCTTATAGTTTTTCCTTTGTAAGCGCCCGCGTTAAAGCTAACGCTTGTTCGTGTTGCCGACGAAGACGAATGTTGCTGACCACTAATGGTTGTTATTAAAGTTAAAGCGCTAGCATCGTGATCATATCCTCTAAATTCACCCATACCATGAGGCGTAGAACCATCTGGTTTAGAAGATGATGCAGAGTTAATAGCGTCAAATCCACCCGCGCCTGTGCTCATGTTTTTTAAACTAATTGGTGTAGGATAGCTAAACGTGTCCCAGTTAGTACCTGATTGGTTTGGATTTGGTATTGTATTGCTGTAGTCATTTAAATGTATTTCTTTAGCAATACCATATAAAGAAACAGAGCCAGAACTAGGAACCGCCATTGATTATAGATTTAAGTTCATCAATTTGTTTTTGCTGTTCTTGAACTGCCCCTATCAAAGTTGAAACAAGATGCTCGTAGTCAACTTGTTTATATAATGTATCATCATCATCTGAAAGTCTTGTATTCTCTCTTACTACTTCAGGAACAACTTTTTCAACATCTTGTGCTATAAGCCCAATTTCTTTTTTACCATCTCTACTACCATCTTTCCAAGAGTATTCTACAGGCTCAAGTTTAAGTATTTTGTCTAAGTTGTCTGTAGTTGGCTTTATGTCTGTTTTTAATCTTTTATCTGAAAAACTATAATATGCAATAACATCACTAGCAGCGTATACATCACCAGTTCCTAATACTCTAAATATTACGTTACCTGTGCCTGTAGTATTGTTACCTATTTCAAATTTTTCGTCTGTGTTATTGTTATTACTGTCAATATTTATTCTTAAATGGTGATAAGAGTTTATAGTCATATCATCTCCATAGCTATCTCCGTAAGTAGATCTTATAGAGTGGTGTGTGTTCGTTCCATAACTATCAGAATCCCAGGTAAAATATATACCACCCATTCTGTATATATTAGAATATTGACCATTTACAGATCTACCATAGAAATGTCCACCGTTTACTGTTAAATCTCCAGACAGTGTGCCGCCGGATAACGGTAAATAATTTCCTAGTGAGGATGCAGCGGCATAGTAACTTCCC